AATCTCATCTAGAATAACCATAATAACATTGTACCCCTCCCAAGATTCTCTTTGAGAGTGACCTGAATGAACAGTAATAGATTTAGGGAATGTAATAGAAGCAACTTTATCATCATACTTACCTGCAAACCAGGGACAGTTCTTAATTCTTTTTAGAAAACCGCCGAAGAAAACTTTTTTAGCTTGTTCAGCGTTGATAGCAATATTAATAATATCTATAGCATCGTCTGAGGGTTTACCAAAGTATCGGGCTGGATCTTTTAGGCACAATAGCCTATAAACAATAAAGGCACAAGCAATAGTCGATACATAGTCTTTACCAGAACCCTTACCAAGCTGGAATATAACTTCTGTACAAGTTTGCTTGTGTCTTTTTAGTCCCTCTTCTTCACCATATAACTGGATAAGGGTTTCTAATTTATAAACTTGTGTTGACGCTTTAATCATAGTGTACTGATGCTGTGATAAAGGAGGAAGCCCTAGAAAATCTTTACTCGTAACAAACTCTTCGATATCTACGGGAGTTTCTTCGAATACATCATCTTCTAGGGCTTGTAAGAAATCATCAAATTCCATTAATCAACCTGTACTGCTTCTACCTTACCAGTAACCTCAGATAGCTGTCTGGCTACCTCAAATTTGCAATGATCACATTCAGCAGTTACTGATTTTAAGATACCTACAAGTATCTCTTGCTTACGCTCAGTTTCTAGCAGTTGATCTGCAAGTTCATTATTTTCTAATAGTCCCGCTTTTTGAAGCATATCAATTCTCTTGCCTTCAACATCAGCAATAAGTTTAAGTGATTGTGCCTTAATATTAAGTTGATCATTTGCGTCTGCTTGCTCTACAGTTTCCCAAGCACGATTAATAATCATTGCGTAGTGCTGGTCTGTTGCAGCAAGTGCTTCCTTTGCCCGTTCACGAATTGTGCTATCGCCTTTAACTAAGCTTTTCCAAGTGTCAATATGATCAAGGACTTCTACTCTTTTCAATCCGAGTTCTCTAGCAATTTGTGTGGGGTTATTACCTTTAAGCATTTCTTCAACCACACGATTCATCTGGTCGAACTTGTCGGCAATCTCTATGTCAGACGACATTTTTCTTTCTCCTAAACTTTTTAGGCTTAACCTTACTCTTTAGTTCCTCTACATAGAAAGAACGGTATCCTTCTGGTCCTGTACAATCTAACCAAGCAACACCTTTTTCTGTGTGGTATATGTGCCTCAAAAACTTAAACTGACCACGCTGAAACTTAATTTTAATAAAATCTCCTGGTTCAATTAGGTCTTTTCCATGTTGGTGTGAGTATGTAACTTCCCAAGATGGATTTAAATTCATAGGGGTAATATTTTTCTTAGCCATTATCTCCAGCCTCCTGCTGTTGGTGCCCAAACCATACCGCCGAATGTAATTTGCCTTTCGGCTTTACCCTCACACTCTTCGCAGGTTTGTTCGTCTCTTTGATCGATAGATACTACTCTATCAAATTGTTTCTCGCAAGTCAAGCATTTGTAATCATAGTTTGGCATTGGTTATCCTTTTGTTATATCTATTATACACTATTTTTGTTTATTTTGTACTGCAATTTTTAGTAGTACAAGATATCCAATAATATCATCAACGGCATCTAGCATGCCTTCATTCTCAAATGATTCGTTATTCTTTACCCGATTTAACTTATCATCTAGGCGGGCAGACAATTGTTCTACTGCATCACCCTTAGCAAATATTCCATTTGGATATAATGCTGAGTTACCATAAGAAATATTCTTTCTGATTAAAAGATCAATCACTTCAATTGCAGCATCTAAAATTAAATCTCCTGCTGGAGCTTTTTTAGCAGCATTGTATAAATCTTCAAGTTCTTTTTTTGTTGTCATTAGTAGTTGTTTCCTAACACTTCTGGTAGTTCCGCCCAAGGATTGTTTATGCACATATCTTGATAGATATATCCATCTGCACAAAAATCATTACGATACCAATAACCTACTTCTTTCCAGATATCTCTGTGAGCAACTAATTGCATGGCATCTATATGGGTAACTGTTGGCGGAACGCCTGTAAACGGTACAGACCCATTGTTAATTTTGAAATGTAAAATTTGGAAGATAACAATTTTTGTATTAGCTTCTTTTATTCTTTTATCAATTTTTTCAAAAGCTTCTGGGTAGAAGATGTTATCAATGTTGAACTGAATAAAAAATTCCCCATTTGCTTGCCTCATAGCCATATCTCTTGATGGGTGTCCCCAATCAGCCATATGCTCTGGGGTATTGATTATAATTGGTTTTAGACCAAGTGCTTCAAAATCAATCTCTTCTTCGTAAGGTACTTGTTTTGGACCATCGTGACAGATAATTAACTCAAAGTCTTTGAATGTTTGATTTGCCAAAGATTCAATACCTGCTCGAAATCCGTCTCTAGGTACATGATGTTCATAATCTACAGCAATTACTGAAAATCTAGGTCTTTCTGTCATTTTTTCTCCCAATACTTTAAACTATTATTCTTATTGTTAAATGGGTAAGAGTAGGTTTCTTTATCTGGCTCCCCGCCCCATTTTGCTACATAATACTCTTGTACTCTATCCCATTTCCAATCATCTACAACTGGATTAGCTGGGTCAAAGAACTGTGTCGCAGAGCCTACATGATTTACACGAACATCTTTTCTAACATAGTTCTTTAATCCCGCCAACTTAATTCTTGTATGCATATCGTTATCTTCAAAATATGCTGGGAAAAAGTTTTCATCAAACCATCCAACATTTTCTACTAATTGATTAATGTCTACAATAAAGCAAAAAAAGTCTGCACCATTTTCTAGAGTAAAACTATCCTTTAGATCTTTTCCATTTTGATTTGGAGAAACTATAACAGCCCTTGTATATCTAATTGTGTCGTACAGTTCTTTAATTGCCCCTGGAGTAAAAGAAGCATCATCATTTGAAATTATAGCATAATTATTGCCATATTTCAAGGATCTCCTCATCCCCTCGTTCCAAGCACCAGACACTCCACGATTTTCAATCCAGTTATCAATAACTATTGGTTGGACTGGATAGTCAACTGTAGCCATTAATTCGGTGAAAACCTTAAAGTTGTTTAATACTGGAACGATAAGGGATAAGGTCATTTAGAGATCCAACCACTCTGGGTGCTGTAAGGTCCATTCTACTGTACGCTGAATAGATTCTTGCAAAGGAATCGGTAGCGACCAACCAGTATCAGTAATCTTTGTTCCATCAAGTGCATATCTTAGGTCGTGACCTGGGCGAGATGAATGGAAATCTTCTAATTCATAATTCAAAGGCTTACCTACGGCTTCAGCAATCATAAGAGCCATTTCTAAATTATCTACTTCACGCTCACCAACAATGTGGAAACGCTGTGGGGTATCTGCTTCACCAAACGCTGGGAATGGCTGGTCTAATACATGAAGTAATCCATCCGCTTGATTACGAGCATGAAGGTAAAAACGGCTTCCAATTTCACCTGTAGGTGAAGCATGGATTTTCATTACATCTCCATTAAGAACACGCTTAATTGTCATTGGCATAAACTTTTCTGGGTCTTGCGTTTCACCAATAATATTCATTGTATTTGTAATTGCGATTGGTAAACCATATGTACGCCAGTATGAGAATGCAATATCCTCCTGTGCTGCCTTTGATGCAGAATATGGATTGCTTGGGAAATGTTGATCTACCCATTCACGATGAGCATACCCAGCTGGTGCAGGACCATAAACTTCATCTGTGGAAACTTGAATAATCTTTTCTGGTTGTGCAATTCTAGCCCAGTCAAGTAGGTGACAAATTAATGATACATTGTTAATAATAAATGGTGCGGGGTATTCAATGCTACGGTCAACATGGCTTTCAGAAGCAACATTGATAACATAATCAATCTTACCAAACTCATGTGCGGTAATTGAAGAAATTGGTGATGTAAAGTCACACTTAATTACTTTAATTCGCTTATAGGCATCTTCAATGCCTTCACAGGCTACCCGAATTCTATCTTGAAGACCTTTATGTGTAAATGTTGTTGGGCAAACAACAAACCAGTCTGTATTTACTAAAATGTGGCGAAGCACATGACTGCCTACAAAACCACTTGCTCCTGTTAGCAGGACTCTCTTACTCATTATATTCCTTTTCTGTTAGATATGATATCATATCATATTTATTTATATTACACAAGGTTTATAAAACACCTACTCCGTGTCTTCCACCTTTTTTTGGTCTTACCAAATATACATCTTTTTGATACCAATCAATTGAATGACCTGAATTTATTGCAAGATTAACATGATAGAAATCTGTGTATGCTGGCTCAGGCGACATGCCTTCTGTAAATGGTATAGATTTTAAAACTTCTGTTTTATATGTTGGAACAGCAATACTTCCCTTTACAATACCTGGTTCCATACAAGCTATTCCACCATCGTTATATCTTAAAGCTGGGATCCAAATATCAATATCTGGCTTTTCTAAAATTTTAGAAATCATAAATTCCCCAGAACCAATATCATATTCATCGTCATCATCTAGCAAACTAATGTACTCTGTATTGCAATTTTGTGCCCCAAGATTAATTGATGCACCGCCATAAGAATCAACAACATCATCACATCTTAAATAAAGAACATCTTGTGGCAACTCTTCTGTGTTTAAATCTACTCTGTCTGCAACAACAATCACATCTGAAAATTCTCTTTTAGCAGATTCAATAGCATGAACTAATGTATCTCTACCTATTGTTCTAATTAAAACTGTTACTTTACTCATCCAGAGTTACCCCCGTTTAATGTTGAAGACCACCGACCAACATTTATAATAGAATATTCTTTTTCTTTAATTGGTATTGGTGGGTTTTCATACCATCCGTAATGCTGACTAATAAAATTACCGCCAACTCTTGCAGTTGATGTGAAAAGAAAATCTCCGTTATCATATTTTTTGTTTACAAAACAAAAGGTCGTATCTAGTGGTGCTTTGTATATTGGATCTCCAGATAATGTTTCACCAATTTGATTTAAATACATTGTTGCTTCCCAGTTATAAATAGATTGACCCCAAGGCATTATCTTTTTAATAGCTTCATTGCCCTCAAATTCTATATCTAGAGCAAGACCCACCTTAAATAAATTAAAATCTTCTGAGACCTTTTCTAATATTTCAATAAAGTTTGATGGAAGATTTTGATTGAATCCAATGTCAGGATCGGTAACTATGAATTTTTCTGGCAACCAATTAAATAAAACTGGGTTTGTATAAAATTCTCTGGGACCTTCATTTGTAAATTTAGCAACAATAGTGTATTTGTCTGATAATTCTTTTAATAGTTCCCGCATCTCTGGATATAGGGAAAAGTTGTCTATAATAATTACATTATTCAAATTATATTTGTTTAATTGATTTAACATTAATTTTAAATAAGATGGGTTATTATATGTTGGAATAATAACTGGAAACTCTGGGCATTCATTATCTTCAACTAGGCTTTTAATGTTGTCATAAATCATCGTGTACCTCTTTTTTTAATAAGACCAAATTTTTCCAAAGCCCGCTGAATTGTCATATGACTACATCCAGCTTCTTTGGCTATTTCAACAATGTTTTTACGCTGGACAATATATCTGCTATATAACCAATCTTTAGATTCGTAAAGTTTTGCCATTACACTAACTCTTTTACCGCATAATATGCAATGCCCGCAGCATCTGCCACATTATCGTTGGTGGTATTGATTCCAAGGTTTCGAACAAAGTCAATCGTTCTTTCTTTTCTTCTTTCTCGGATTTTTCCTTTATACCAATTGTCTGATTTCCCTGGGAACTCATCTCTGATCGCCTTCTTTTCTGCTGTTGTAAAATTCTTATTCCCAATGTAAGACTGCCAAGTGATAGGGTGTACCTCTTTTACAGCCACCCCATCGTGAACAAGTTCGCCAAGAATTGCTCCAAATACATAAGCCATTTTTAAGCCAGTTTGTGCCGACCTAACCATAACTGCTGCCTCAAGTGCTATGAAATCATAATCTAACTTTGCAACAAATGCGTGGACTTTTCTCTTTGCATCTAATATTCTATCATATATATTGCTTCCTGTAAAACTGATTTCTCCCCATTGAACAGGTTTGTCTCCATCCATCAAGCAGAAGGCAATGGTATTTGTGCTGGCATCTACCCCAAGAACTTTATGAGAAGTCTTTTTTAATTTAGCGAGAGACACTATTAATCATCTCCAATAGTCTTTTTTGTTCCTGTGCCTTTTCATTTGCAGCACATCCTTCACAAGTAGGTTCTGGATTATATCTACTTAACTTAGTATTGCAATCTTTGTTTTTGCAGATTCTAGCTTTTCCAGCCAAACGATCTTTTTTGTCATAATACTTTTGTTTAATTTTTTGATTAGTTGCCACACGACAACATTCGTCAGAACAATATTTCATGTTATGAGTTTTTGGCTCAAATTCATTTTCACAGCCGTCATTTGCACAAATCATTTAGGTGGCACCATCGCTTCAATTTCAATTTCGCCCTCATCAAGTTGCTTCCAGCAAACTTTTTTAACTGGGCAATATTTACAGGCTGACTGAGTTTTAGTAAATGCTCTTGTTGGTAAAGTTTGATTTTGCCAATTAGCATAAACTTTGCGTAACCAATCTAATGTATCTTCAATTAGTTTTTTATTTGAGTCGGTCATATTGATTGGGATAATAAGCATCTCATTGTCATTTTTATTTTCATACAAGAAAAATCCCTGATCAATTTTTTCAATGTGCATATATAGTAGCAACTGAAGTTGGTGGTTTCCAGAACCTTTCATAGCAGATTTTCTAATTGAATAAACTTCTTCTTTAGCAGATTTAATTTCTCCAAGAACTTCTTTATCTTCCCAATTAACAATAAGGTCGGCAAACCCACGAATTGGTGGATCTTCACTAATAATTTCTCGTTCAATTTCCTTGATTCTATCCCCAGGAATTTTCTGCATAATAGTTTGAAGTCTTTCGTGAACATAAGTTCCATTAAGCATATTTGCTTTTGCCAGGGCATCAGAGTTATCTTCAAAGTCGGCACCATCAAATGCTATGTACCAATATCTAGGGCAATTACCATGACCATATCCTACTGTAGATGGGGCAAAGGTTTTCTTTTGTGTAAATCCCGCCCGATTATCCGCTAGATAAGCTGCTTCAATTTCTTCTGCTAAAACATCTGGGTCAAATCCGCCCTCTTGAGTTTTTCTAAACTTTAAATTTCCTACAATATTTCTTGCCATTAGAGACCATACCTCGCTAAATACTTTACGCTGTCTACCAATTTATCCAAAGCATCGGATACGGTGTAGTAAACATTCTTCTTTTTTGAAGAATCCCCACCCTTTTCAAATGTTGTATAGTACCGAGACAACATAGCAAACTTTGCACTCAAGGCTTGCAGTCTAACAATTAATTCTGGTGACTTTCCAGCAGGTACATCTGGCTTCATAATTAATTTAATAATTAAGTCTAGAGCTTCATCCAATTCTGGATCATTCATAAACTCTTTCATTTCATTAAATTCGGTGACATTACTTACCACCTCAAGTATATTATCTTTCACTCTTATCCTCTAAATATTTCTTAACATTAACATAACAGTTAATCCATACACCAAGCATTATTACAATTTCAATCATTTTGGCTTTCCTCCCAACATTCTACTAACTCTTCCAACAAAGCCCATTCAATAACGGCTAGTCTTGTCTTGTCATTATCTTTTCCCAATATAAGTTTTAGCACTGGGAATTTTTCTCTACTAACCTTAAAAGTATCTGTGCAAACCTTTGCCCAAATTTCTTTTGTAATTGATATTGATTTTTCATACTCTTTGTAGTCAACAACAAAAGAACGCCAAGTAGCATCACCTTTTTGATATTGCCCCCGCCCAGAATTTTTTTGGAGTTTTGCTCCATCTCTTTTTGCTTCTCCTCTTTCAGACATTAACCCAACTTAATTGATGATTGATGTTTTTCTTTACAGAACCAAATAATTTCTAAGTCCCTTTCGTTAAACCAAGCATTACTAACTTGATCGTCACATATCTGGCAACCATAATTTCCATCTAATTTTTGCATATCATCTGGAAGATCTTTTGGCTCATCACTCATAAAGCTATCAAATTTTGTCATAAATCTTTTCCTTAAGTTTTTCCACGACCTTTGGATTTTCTCTAAGGTACTCTACTGTTTTTGCACGACCCTGAAAACGCTCTTCTTCAACTGTGTACCAGGATCCACCACGCTGAACAATACCCATCATTTCTGCAGTATCCAATACTTCTCCAACTCCATCAACACCTACATGGTCTCCTTGATAGTAAAAGTCATACTGTCCACCAAGATTTGGGGGTCCAAGTTTGTTGTAGTCAACAATCCAGTTTACTGGTCTGCCAACTTTTTGTTCAATAATTTTATCTCCAACTTTTACGCCAGACTTAATTGCATTTGCTTCTGCTTCAGAAGCCCATAGCTTAATAATTGTGCTACTAAAAAATTTTACAGCCATTCCACCTGTTGGAATATGGCTTGCATGCATAGAGCCAAATTGATTTCTCTGTTGAGAGATAAGAACCAATAATGTGTCTTTGTTTGCGTAGTTGAGCATCTTGACTGCATGAGTCATATCTTTTGCTTCTGCACCAATTTGTTTTGTATCTTGCAAGTCTTTTAATTCATTACCATCTTTTTCAAAATAGATAGCAGGAAGAAGTGCTGAAATAGAATCAACAACAATAATATCTACTCCCGCATCCATCAACTGGACTGCAACATCAACCATATCATTAATTGATTTAGCTGGTGAATAAATTAGTTTACTAGAGTCTACCCCTAGCTTTTCTGCCCAATCTGCAGAATAAGATGCTTCGGAATCAATCCAAGCACAAGTTTTACCATTCTTTTGTGCATCAGCAATCATTTGTAAACAAAATGATGACTTACCTGCTGACTTATTTCCCCATACAAGGATTTGTCTGCCATATCCAAACCCGCCCTTAAGTGCGAGGTTTAGTCCGATGCTTGGTGTTTGCTGTTTTTGTGCGTCTACGCTTGTCGCCATTTGAACCCTTTGGCGAGTCTTGGGGTCTAGTTTTGCCAGAATGTCTTCTGCTACCAGTGTCATATAAACTCTCTTCTAATGTTAACGCCAGTTCTTTAATCCATTTTGAGCGACTGGTGCTCAACCTATCTATAATACTTAAGATAGCTTCTTGATCTTCCACTTTTACTACTAAAAGGTATTCATCTTCGATACCCTCTAGGATGTAGGCATCACTCATATACCTATATTATACAATAAAAATGGTTTTTTGTCTTTTAGGCTAAATTGCCATGCATTTTTGGTCGCTCTTTATTGATAGACATTTTTTTATTATAAATATCCTCAAAGGATGAACTAACCCATCCACACATTTTTGCACCTTCATAAAAATCCATTAGGCGAATAAAAATATCAACAAGTTCTTCTACGATCTTTTCTTCACCCATCTGCTTACGCATAGCTTCTAGTGTTTCACTAACTTCTGAATGAACCAATGCAAGTTTGGCAAGCATAAAATCAATATCTTGTACTGGGTTATGTTGTCCATCAAGATAGACTTTTCTCCAGAACCCCTTGCTTGTTGAAACAGCATGAATGTCTTTTGCAATATTATCTAAATTACTGCTCGTCATTTGTAACACCTTCTTCTACAAGTTGAAAACTTACTGTCTTTTCATCAACAGGGTCTACTGCAACAACATAGTTTGAGTAGTCTGCCAATAACTCTGCTTCTGTCAAATCCGTCTTACCAATCTTATTTAGAATTGCAGCAAGGATTTGCTCTACTGTTAGTTGTACATTTTGTACTTCTTCACTCATTTATATTACTTCCTTTACGAATATAGTTTTATCATCATATTTAATTGTTGGCTCACAAACTGAACCCGCCTTCATCTTGCCTAATGCTTTGGCATAAAGTGTTGGGAACACAAGAACTCGCAAAAGTTCTTTTTCATTGTTAGACAAAATGATGTGAGCCATCATCTTATTTGTCTTTGTTTT